GAGACGCCAAAAGCCAAACGGGTAGACGAAGCAACTTACAAGGCTGCTGAACAAACTGGACAACAAGCAAAAGCCAAAAGTAAACCAAACAAATATAGTTTTGTGGACACCCAAATAGATAAACCACTAGATAAACCCATTGCAAAACCACCAACTGAACGCAAATTTATAGGTGATTTGGTCAAGTCTGATGGCAAACGACCAGAGGCTACTTCTACTGGGCTAGTCAAGAAACCAACGGGGTCACCCACTGGACTTGGATTTAATACTGGCGCAATGAATTAGGCATCCGCTGTGAATATATCCACCAATGCGCCGTAAATTGGAGTGTCGTCATATTGAATGTGATAACAATAGTTTAGAAAGTTCTCTATGCGGCGATTTATTTGGACACATATTGGTTGAATGCGTGCGAACTCTTTGAGAACCTTGCGTTGTCTATTTTTATAATTCAAAATATGAGTGTCTTCATATTCTGCATCAGATCCCACTGGATCAACAATTGTATCCCATTGAAGACTACGATTGCATAAATACATATAAACATAGCCGAGCGAAATTAAATCGTCTCGCCGAGACGGCAGAGAACCGCAATGTATGTGATAACTTACATATTTAGGCGTGCCAATGATATGTAGGCGGGACCCATCATCCACAATATGGTTAGAATTTTCGTCCACATAGAATGTAGCAAAACCGAAATCGATGAGGTAAAGTTCTCCGTTTTTCAACATAATGTTCTGCGGTTTGATGTCTCTATGTATAACCAATTTGCTGTGTATGGATTGAAATATATTAATCATCGTCCTCATAATAACGTCTATTTTATTCGGCGGCAATGGTTTTTGTTGAATGTAATCGTGAAGCGAACAGTCATACAAAGGCATCACCAAACACGTTTGGTTGTTATGTATTCCAAACCAATAAACAATTGGTATATCACGAGAACCTTGGTCATATAAACATTTGAGCATAGTTGTTTCGTTTTTGAGTATTTTAACATCGGCGTTAACATCCTCCATTTTAATTGCAACTTGCATATTCGTTTTGTAATGCGTTCCATTATAAACTGATCCGAAACAACCTGCGCCAATGTTCTCTCCTATTGAATATTTGTTAGCTATTCTATTATTCATTTATTGTACTGTTTTAATAAAGTACATATATCTGTTTATCTGCCTTCGTAAAATATATTTATTATGTATATTCGGATGGAACGAAGTGGCGGCATATTAGAAAAAATAGACGACATTGTAGATTATGCAGGTAAACATTATTCCTATCTAAGCATAGCATTGTACGCTGCATATATAATAGTATTTCTTGGAGTGGTCAATTTTAATCCCACATATATAACCGATTTAAAGTTGTTAATGCAAGTAGTTATATGTGTAGTTTTAATCTATCGGTTCAATCCGTTTCGTAAACACGAACTAAAAAAATACGACGCAGACATAATATTTAGCAGTGCATTATTCTTATTAGTAAATACGGGAATAGCGGAAGTGGTTGACCGATATTTGGTGAAATTGCCATTGGAAGAGATAAATACATTTATCGCATCTGACAAAATATAAGTTACAATGACTAGACCACAATTAGATAAAGATATCTTATTGTGTTAGGTAAAATGGAGAACAAACAAGAAATAAATATAAACCAGTTATTTGAAGATGCATTGAAAGACCCTAGTTTATTTTCCACATTAGACATTGATAATCTGTTGAGCAAGATTGAAACTGACAAACACGACTATTTAGAAACCAAGACAATGGCAAGTATAACGGAGGAAATATATGAAAAAGCATCAGAACTAATTCCCCAAACAGAGACAGTAAAAGAAGTGTGCAAAAAACTAATCGGATATCGTTATGTAGATGAAATAAATGAACTACATAAAGGAAAACATATACGCTGGATACGAACGGGGACTACATCATTAACGAACGGCGGAATCGTAGTAGATATCAAGTTCTTGGATAACGGAACGCACGTTATGTGCAAGAATGGAATGAACAGGTTTATACAATATAAATTTGATGACTGCATTACATTTCAAAAATTATCAACCGAAGAGCAACTTATTATGATGGCATACGAATACGCTAATTAGGTCCATTGATTTGCTTGTTTCGTCGGGTAGTGTGCCCAATGCGAACCCGCTTGCGTTTCGTTTGACTCCTCATACTAGAAATGTGAAAGAAATCGCGTACATGATACATTATTTTTTGAGCAACAATGATGTCTGTTTCCAAGTCTTTTAAACTGGGATTTCCTTCGGTATATGTGTTATTTTGAATAAACGATTTTAACAAGTAGTTGTGCATTGTGTCCACTGTTACAAGAGATTGATCCATTTCACTGCCCTTGCCCCCACCTCTCTTGGTTAAATCTAAAAATAGAGTTGAACTAACAAATCGCTGTATAATATCTTGCGTAGATAAATGATGGACATACATTTTGGGCTGAATGTAATATACATCCGTATGTTTCATATCGGGATAATGGGTGTTATCCAGAAAAAACAGTTCGGTATTTTTGGGCAACAATGTACATTTAATAAAATCAGAATATGTTTTTGAATGGGTGGTTCTAGACGGTTCAACCCGTTTACTATTAATTTTAAATGCCGAAATAATCTGATTAAATACAGGTCGTTTTGAGTTTAATGCATAATTAAAGTAATTAGATATGAGGTCTACCCAACCAATAAAACACTTATTGTTAGTATATATATACAAGTGACTGCATTCACCTGTTTGTTTTTTTTCAAGCAAGTATTCTAATATTGGCAATATACCGTAACGTAAAAATTCTGGATACAAGTCCAACAGCTTGTTGAAATTTACTGGAATGTGATTATTGGTAAAATCCTGTAATGTTGACCATAATACCTCTAAATCGGTAAATGAACCCAGCGTTTCATCTAAATCAAAAGCCACGACTCGACTATTTGTCTTTAATCTTTTTTTATAATATCGCTTGCCCTTGTAGACTTGAACGTTATTGTATATTTGATGTATGTCAAGTGCCGACATAATTTTAAATCTATAAAATAAAAGGTTATTTTATAGAGTACAAAATAAAACGTTACTTTCCAGTTGAACCGAAACCGCCTGCCCCTCGTTCAGAGCTAGACAATTGCTCATCCTCCACTATAACTACATATACAGGACAAAGAGTGGGATGACACGCCTGCACAAGACGGGTATGTTGGACTACATTGTAACTGCGCATATTTGCATCGTCGTTTAACCACCTAAATGCGCCGATTAAATTTCCGCGATAGCCCGAATCGATGATGCCAGTATGGTTCGCGAGCATTAGGGGCGTTTTAGAAATACTAGACCGAGGATGCACGTTAAATGCGCAGTTTGACCATGTGTCGGTTACTGCATTTACGTAGAACATTTCAGACTTAACCTGCAAATCAACGAACTTGCTTACAATTGGTTTGTCAAATGTAACCTCGTTTGGAAATACTAGGTCAAATCCCGAATCAGGGTGGTATCTATCCAATGTATTTGCATTGTGGTTATCAACCAATGTGGTGTATTTTTCTCTGAGATTGTTGTCTTGTACTGCAATATGCAAGATCGCGAAATTGTCGCACACGTTTCTGGCAGTAGTTGCCATACGGGACTTCTTAATCTTGTTAATTAAATCATTCATATTAGGAGTATTCATCGTGAATAATCATAATGCCGTAATATTTTTATACCATTTTAAAATGTATTTATTTCATATTCTTGAAGTCACGCCAAGATAAGGTTTTGCCCGCATTCTGCTCCGCTCGTTCGCCCTCGTGTTCTTTGTCCAAGTTGCCAATGCGTTTCGCTGCGCTATCTACATACAATTCCTTCAATAATTTTCCGACCATAACAGAACCCTCGTGTTGATCCGTTTTTCCGTCTTCAATCAACTTTAAAACAGTCAAAATCTTGGTCATAATAGTTAGGTCCAACTCGTCGCTAATCATCTTGTTGAAGATATCGGTATAATTATTATACAAAAAACTGCACTTTGACTGGCACAGCGCCTTAAACTCATCTGGCTTGCTGCGTCTCATTTCAGAATGAGCGGTTTTAAGAGTATCCATAGTACGAATATCATTGCGCATTGGTACGCTGTGCTTGACCTTGCGAATGTTATGCGTATTGTCTTCTCCCTCCATTTCAGTCACTAGCTTTTTTAAATTTAAACGTTCATGATCGCTGAGATTTGCCATAGCGATTAAACTGTCAATATACATATCACATAGTATATTTTTATGTATGTTTTACAATAAACTATTATTTCATTCTATTTAGTAAACTGAATACAAGATAATTGTAAAAAAATATCTAATAACAAATTATACATGTTCTCCATTGAGATTGAATTAAAACACATTTTAGTTATTGCTGCATTATATATCATCATAGTAATTGCTCTGGGTTGCGCCGTTCGTGTGGTGCCATATTCCAAAGACACGCTATTCGCCGTTGAATTCCCGTATGAAGGGTTTGACACCATTCAGCCAGAAGATATGTTGTCCGAAGAGCCATTTAGTGCAATTGATGGAAAGACCGAAAGCGCCGACTGCAAAAAAGTAAGTGGTTTCGACGAATTATATTGTTCTCCAAACTACAATCCCCCAAACAATGACAAGTTTTCGGGAACTCCAGGCGGAGGATCTGACAATAGCTTTGGACTAACCAATACTATGGGTAAATTACAGCTAACCAAGGAGCAGATCGAGTTACTCAGCACTCGTGGAGGCAATTCACGAGAACGCCAACTATTAACCGTGAGTAAGTAAATTTAGTAAATTCCAAAGATCATATTTTGAATTTACCTAGGCGCGGATAATCCGTCAAATGATAGCCCACAGTTTTCACAATAATAAATCGTTTTGCTGCGCGTCTCGCTAATGTCAATGACATCCGAAATAATGTTATGTGTGCAATGTTTTCTAAGATAGGCATTTATGTGTTGCAATATTGACTTATAATCGTCGTTTTGATATGGGTCTATTAATCCTTCTAGATGCATTTTTGCATTTGCCATAAATTCAATATCAATTGAACCACAAATCTGATTGGTTGTATCATTATCATTGTCCATTTACATATATTGTAATAATCCGTTTATGTTGTTTTATGAATTCGTAAAAAATATACAAATATACACAACATACGTGCTATAAGATTACACGTACATTGACAACATACTTTGGTTTTGTTTTTCTTCTGATTTGATGATAATATCTACTTCACGCTTTGTCACGGTAAATGGGAAACTAACAGTTAAATCAATATCAATGCCGACAATCTTCGTGTCAGCCTTCATTAATCTGAACAGATTAAGCTTTGTGTAAATAATTTCAAGACATCTCTTCAAGTTACGAACGCCTGATTCATCGCTTGTTAGTCCAGAATTGGAGATAATGTATTGCAATGTCTCGTCTGGAATAATGATATCCCCCTCCTTGAAATTTACCTGTTCCTGAATCTTCGGCAATAGATACTTGCGGGCAATCGTGACCTTTTCTTTTGCGTCATATCCCTTTGTTTGGATACGATACATACGGTCGCGCAAGATGGGATTGACCTTGCTTTCATCATTGTAGCTGAATATAAACAGACACTTGCTCAAATCAAAGTCTACTTCTGAGAAATACTTGTCGTGGAATTGACTATTTTGTGACGTGTCCGTCAGATGGGTCAGAATGCCTACGATTTCCTCGCCGCGAGGAGTATCGCTGATCTTATCCAACTCATCAAAGTAGATTACGGGATTCATACACTTGCTATTCATTAGGATTTGGACAATTTTGCCCCACGTACTTCCCTCATACGTATAGGAATGTCCCTCCAAGAAACTACTATCGCCAGTTCCGCCCAATGCGATGAACGCAAAATCGCGTCCAAGAATTTTACTAATGCCGTCTTTGACCAACGTCGTCTTGCCTGTGCCCATTGGTCCCTTAATTGCAATCGCAGTTCCCATAGCAGATGGATTGGAAATCCACTGACCAACCATTTGCATAATTTGGAGTTTTGCGTCATTCAGACCATACACGCACGAATTTAACGTAGTCATTGCCTCGTTCATATAGTCGTGGCACTTATCAATGCCATCGTCAATTGAAATGCTGAGCCCACGATAAATGCCGAACGGAATCTTCATAAACGCATCTACCCAATTTTTGATTTTATAATATTCGTTGTCGCTCGGGTCCATTGACCGCAATACACTTAACTTCTGCATTGCAACGGACTTAAACTTGGCTGGCATTTTGGCGTCCAGCAGTGCGAGACGATATGGTTTATTTATATTGGTGTAACTATTGATCTCCTTCAAATCGTTCATCACTCGAAGTTGCTCCTTGTTAGACAACTTCTTCTTGAAATAATCTACCTCGTTGGTCTGTTTCTTGTGAGAATGAATAAGCTTGTGATACGCCTTTGCATTATTGATACGTGACTGCTTGATTAGCTTCTTGATGGAAGCGTCGCATTCATTCACCGCCTTTTGCAAAATCTTGTTTGTGGGCTTCTTATTCAACTGGGCAGTTAACGATTTCTTGGTGTCAATCATATCCAAGTACTCCTGTTGAACGTCCGTAAGTTCCACTTCGTCCTCGTCAGTGGGCTTGGCTTTCCCATCGGTTTCTTCGGCATTCTTCTTCTTATTTTTCTTTGCTTTCTTTGCCTTTTTGTCGGCGAGTACTGTCGGAACGTCCACGGCTTCGTATGCTTCTCGCATAAACATTTTTTCGTCGTCGCTGTCGCATTCGGCGTCATCGTCTTCTTCGTTATAATCATCTTCTGCTGGCGGTTGTCCATCCATGCCGTCAAGCAGTAGAATATTATACATTCCGTCGTCGTCATCATCGTCGTCTACGTCTTCATAATCTTCGTCGTCATCATCGTCCTCGTCCGACTCTTCTTGGATTCTACGACGTCCCTTTTCGCGAGCATTTTTGATTGGCTTTTTAGTATTTTTGGTTGACTTTGTACGTTGCACGTTGTCCTCCTTTTCAGATTGCTTCGCGCGATTGGACATGTACTTAGATGGGAAAATCTCGGAAATAATCTTCTGGATTGCAGCGCGACTAATGTTGGTTTCCCCCTCCTCATCGTCATCATCTTCGTCGTCATCGTCGTCCTCATCTTCGTCTTCGTCGTCCTCCTCATCTTCTGTGTCTTCAATGTCTTCTTCCTCCTCATCTACTAGGTTGCTATTGCTTCTAGTGCGGATTTTATGTTTAGGCGGTTCGTAAGTAGAATCTGACGTGGTTTCTTCGGATTCAGTAAGCTCCTCCTCCTCATCGCTATCGGAATCTCCCTTGTTTTTTCTCAGTTTTTTGTTTTTAGATGCAGCGGTAGCGTTTTTGGCGTTAAGCATCTTGTTCTTGAATGTCTTGAATGATGGCATATTGGATGTGACTTATAAACTAATAATAGTTGTAATGGTTGATGTAGAAACAATGCAATGAGACAATTCAATTTTTTACAGAATGTAGATACAGAAAATGGCAAAATTACAATATTAAAAAAGTAGAAAATTGAAAACAACCATATAAAAATATAAACAGTATAATTATAGGGTAAAATTACAAAGTATGTCATCACACAAGTCAGGTATGAACGAACAGAAGATGCCTTCACGGATCATCGGGGTGCAATTTAGTATGTTGTCCCCCGAAGAAATCCGCCGAAGCTCAGTTGTCGAAGTAACCAGTCGTGATACGTATAAAAATAATGCGCCCGAGCCCAATGGCTTATTTGACCCAAGAATGGGTGTTTTGGAACCTCGTACGATTTGTCCAACGGATGGATACACGTACATTGACACGCCTGGATATTTTGGGCACATTGAACTGGCACGTCCA